AACGCTCATATATGACATCGCTATTAAGGTAATTGAAGTAAGAATCAAGAATCGTAGGATAAATCCTATAAAATATTTTATTCATTGCTTAAATCTCCATTTATATCCTTTATACGTTTTCATTTTCCCTCTGCAACACTTTGATATAAGGGTTGAGAAAAAACCTAATTCCAATTGAACTGCCCAAGCTGATTCCCATTCTCGAACAATATTTCCACGCATATCGAATTGAATTATAGGCTTCCTATTATTCTTTCCATTCTCTCTTGCATGAACTATGTTATCTTTTATAGGAAGCCATTCAAGATTAGAAACCTTATTGTTAGTTTTGTCTAAATCCTTATGATTTACCGTTTCATAACCGTTTGGATTAGGAATAAACGCTTTGGCAACTTCTCTATGAATAGACACCGTTTTTCTTTTGTTTTTATGAGACAATACCAATCGTAAATATCCATTAGATGTAGGATGAGGAATTCTTAATGTATGGTGCAATGGATTTAATGCATGCTTTAGACGTCCATAATTACTTATGAAATATATCCCCTTAAAGTCCTCTATATCTTTCCATTCTTCACCCTCATAGTCTTCAATACTGTTTTGGGAATTTCTCATAATAGAAAGGCACTCTCTACAATATTCCCGTAAACCATCTGGCGAGTTCTTATCTTTATGAAATTCGCCAAATGGTTTTTCCTTACCACATCGGATACATTTCTTGCATTTAGGCTGCATCTGAGTAGATTTTAGTTTCCTTATTGAATATCAGTCCCAAAGCCTTTACCTTTGCAGCAAACAAACTTCTCGCCATCATCAAAGAACTACCAACGTGTTCAAACTCATTAATATGAGAGGCGAACTCATTAGCGGACTTGGCATCAGTTATAAATTCGATACTTTCTTTGATTTCCTCTATCACCTTATCATACTTTTCCTGTGCTTCTTTCTTGGCTGCAAGCATACCCAAATACGAATTGATTATCTTGGCAGTGATAAAGTCGTTCTTTGCGGTTGGATTACCATTCTTGTCAAGGATGGTAGGAACCTCCATTACTGAAGGAAGATTGCAAGTATTCTTACCGTCATTTCTTGAAGTTGGGTCAAAAGTGATGGTACGTCTTTGGACGCCTCTTTCGCTTTTCATTTCAAGATAACCGAGCAAATCCAGTTCGGTAACGATAGAGTTGTAGGATTTTTCACGCAAGGCAGGGATAAACACCGTATCATCACCTTCTTTTCTTGTGTCGCGATGGGCAACGAAAATGATGTGCTTGTTAAGCCCCGAAAGTGTTCGTGTCATCCATGAAAATTCGGCATTGATACCGCTCCAATCACGGATGGACGGCTGGCGGGTTCCACACTTGTGAGTAATGATGAAGTCCATCATCTTGCCGATGGTATCTACTACAATGGTCTGATAAGCGGACAAGTCCTCTTGAAGAACTTGCTGAACATCGCTCCATGAAGTGACCTGTACCGTGTCTATATTCTCCAAGTGCGCCATGTTCATGCGCTTCACGCCGTTATCGAAGTCCAACAGCAGCGGTTTCGGTGCGCTCAATGCTACCGTACTCTTTCCCATTCCGGCTTGACCGTAAATCATCATCTTCACGGTGGTCGGGATAACTAATTCATTACTTTTCTTAATCAGTGACATAATCGTAAATTTTATAGGGTTATTTGTTCAGATATTTACTCATTTTAAAAGCATTAATAGCGGATTGTATCTCGAACTTGGAATATATGATAGGAGAATTTCTGGATGAGCCTTTTCTTTTCTTATGCACCAATCCTTCTTTCTCTAACTTTTCCAAAAAGTTAGGTTCATACCCAAGTGTCTTTAACCATCTGAACGCTTCTCTTTGCTTGATTTCATCAGATACAGGAGACCGTTTCTTCTCACTGGCAGCTGCACCAAGCTCCGCCATGTCCATGCAGATATTTTTAAATTCAAATAATTCAAGTCTTACCTCCATACCGTCCAGTTCTTTCAATTCGTTCTACTCTTGTTTCTCTTCCTCTTCTCATCTCGCCCTGTTCGTGATAAAGCGATAGAGAAAATACACACAATAAGCAACATGCAACAGACGCACGAACAGTCGGTGAAAAATCCATTGTAAGTTTCACACCAGCTATTCGTTCGTAAAGCATGGTAGCAAGTTCTCTGCCGTTCCTTACGTTCAAAATCTCAAAAGCTCTTTGCAGTTGGTTGTTTATCGTGCTGACCGCTCGGCATTTGAGGTTTGCAATTTCTTTTTTCTCATACCCTTGTGCATACATTCGTGCCGTAATCTCGCATTCAGGTGTAAGTTCATTAAAAACTCTCTTCATAATCGTGTAAGTCAGCTGATTAATAATTGCGAATAACCTCAATATATCCGGCTTCCCTGTTAGTGTCCACCGAATACAAAGTTTGCTCCTTGTCTATTATCCGGTCAATCCTTGCCAGCCTGTTAAGATCAGCGGTACACCTGCGAAGCTGTCCGGCAAGTTTGTCGCTAAAGTCAAAGCTGATTCTGTCATTCTTCTTTTTCAGCTTTTTCTTGATTTCTGTTCTTTCTTTCAGTTCTTTTGCCATAAGAGTAAAATTTAATTAATGATTCGTGGATGGTAAGGGAATCGAACCCCTCTCAATCGTGCCAATTGTTTGCGCAACACGAAGCTCTAACCGATAAGCTAACCATCCGATTAAAAAAGGTGCACTATCCTCACGGACGGCACACCCAGTACAAACACGATATAAAACACGAATATCTAATCTATTATCAGAACAATGCTTTTAACCGCGTTCTTGAAATGATCAAACTTCCGGTTCAAATCACTCCAAGATTTATACCATGTATTTTTCTCTTCAGCTAATTTCTCGTTAGCCTCTTCCAGTTCCTGCACACGCCTTACTAAATCTTCATGCGTCATGCCTCTTAATTCTTCCACTGTCATAATCGTATAAATTTAAAATGTCGTTAAAAAGGTAGGAGTCGAACCTACTTCTTGTAAGCCAGATGAATATATAAATTAGAATATAAGTTAATACCAACAATTAATCGCTTACACGCATTCCAACAATGCTACTTCATAAATTACCGCCCAGCTGGTTTACAAGGTGATTGTGCACTCATCCCCATGCGCCTTGTGCCGGATTATAGGACTACCTTTTAGCGGTCTGTTTTAAGTTCTCTATAAGTTATTCTCATGAGCGACACACACCCTACACATATAACACTCATTATAGTGATAGAGAATATTTTCATAGGACTGTAAGTAGTAATAGCCCCGTAAAGCATACCGGCAGCACATATACTAACCAATATAGATAAAACGAATTGGATTGTTTTCATAATCGTATAAATTTAAATAAGTACCTGTACCCTAATCGAATAACAGAACCTTATTTCAGTTCAGTACAGGCTATATTGTCGAAAACAGTACGGACGCCTAACCCGTATGCTCACTGCTCAAAGACGATTCTTTGCGGTGTTTTCTATTAATTGTTAAACATTGCACAGCTCACAAGCTCCAACTTGCTTATGTGCGTTTGTTATCTTTGGTTGGCAAAAACGGCTTATGAATTACACCGTAATTGCTTTTACAGAATTTCAAAGAACTAATCAATAGTACCCTACCCGATTCTCGCTATCGGTTGCCGTTCAATCCGTCCGTAGGGCTGTCGTGCATTGCATAATCGTGTATTATGCGTATCGGCTGATACCTTGTACCCGGCATAGAGCATCGTAATCCATGCCATCATCTTCACAAGTTTCAAAACCTTTTAAGGCATCTTCCAAACTGTCTATCTCATCCGTTATCAACTGGATAGCTTCTTTTTTGCTATCAGCATTGAACATCAGGCAAACAGTCCTTTCATCGTTGTTATGGGCAGCCTCTAAATCTTTATAAAGGCTATCCAACTGCTGGTTAATCGTGTAAGCATTCATATCCATATCTTTTATGCGATTGACATCAGATTAGCTTTTTTGAAGCATCTGAATTCTTGGCGTTCAGTATCATAGTAAGTCTGGACGGTATCATTCTTTTTTCTGTTGTCAGTACCAGTGATGGCAGGCATCAGCTTTTCATTTAGTGTACCGTATGCCTCACGAACAGAACCGTCCACTTTTTTGAAGTAGAACTTCACTATCTTCTTCTTCATCTCACCTTTCAGTTTCAAATTAGCCCAAGCCACCTTCATTGCTTCGCTCATGGTGTAGCCATTACGCTTAACGAACTGCCAAGCAAGGCTCATTACTTCGTGTAAAAATTCTCTTGTTCTCATAATCGTGTATTTTAATATGTTTATACTATTTGAAATCTGAATTAATCTTCGTTTCTTTGTATCAGTTTAATTTGATAATGCAAATATACTACTATTTTTCAGTAAAAAGAATCTAATACTGAAAAATAGTAGTAAAACAACACTATTTAACTATTGAAGCAGGTTATACCTTATTATAATATGAAGAAAGAAGGCAGAAATAGAAATTGGATAGCGTGGATAGCACTTGGATTAAGTGTTATTGCGATATTGCTATGGCTATGCAAATACGAGCCTGTAACATGGACTCTATTCGATTCTATGATTGCTTTTCTTTCTTTCGTTGTAGGAGCATTAGCCGTAATGGTTGGATATAACATTTTTGGGTTAAAAAACGACCTTAAAAATGAAATAGAAGAAAAATTACAGGACATAAGTGACCATCATGTAATTCATACAGCAAAAACTATGATGTATATAGAGATACGCCTGCTACACATGGCTATGAAATTAAAAAATATAGCAGATATAAGGCAATCTATTTACATGATGCTTGAGACCACTGAAAAGACTAAAGATAAGGAAGATATAGATTATGTTATTAATCAGTTGAAAGAACTTAAAACACGATATGGATATACACTGTTTGACGATGCATTCACAAGGAAACTAAAGATTAAACTCGGAAGGATTGGCACTTTCTCTGATAGCGCGCTTCTCTTCCTTCAAGATCTTGAAGTATGATTCTTTTGCATTATCAATAAGCCTGTTTGATTCTTTAAATGGATCCTTACAGATTGTTTTGTTTGGCGTATGAGATGACTCTTCTATTTGCATTCTCATTGATTCAAATAGAAAAGGATTGATTATTACCATAACTATAAAAGTAAAGCGACCAACTCCAAAGTTGCGGTTTGAAGTTTAGTCGCCTATATAGTCCCTTACGGGAACAGTTAAACTTATTAGTCGAAATCATCCGCAACTTGATTCCGACACAAATATACTGAAAAATAACAGTAAAACCCCAAAAAGATGAGCACAAAAGAAAGATTTGTTGAATATTTAAAAATCAAAGGGATTGGGCAAACCGCTTTTGAAGAATCAGCTGGTTTATCTCGTGGAGCTATTGCCAAAAAAACGGGCTTTAATGCAGATTCAATAGAAAAGATAGCGTCTGCTTGCCCTGACCTTAATATAAATTGGTTAATAACTGGAATTGGCAACATGACAATTAATACCAATTCGTCAATCACTGAAACTCCAACCACGAATAAAGATATTAAAATACTTGATATACGTGTATGCGCAGGACATGGAATTGGATTTGACGGAAATGAAAACAAGGTTATTGGATATGTGAATATACCAGAATTTACTGGATGCTATGGAATAACCGTATATGGTGATTCTATGTACGATATGTATATGTCGGGAGATACAATCTTTGTCCGTGAAATAAAAGACAAACGAAACATAGACAATGGACAGCCGTATGTAATTATAACAAAAGAAGACAGACTTCTTAAAATGATTCATATCGACTACGAGCGAAAAAAAACAATATTGTCTTCCTACAACAATATAGCTAATCCGGATGGGAAAAGAAAATATCCCGATATGGAAATTGACATAGATAATGATGTAATTCATTTATACAAGGTTGTAGGTAAATTAGCGAGAACGCAAATGTAGTTACAATAACAATACTATGAAATTCAATCAATACACATGGAACCTATATAAGCAATCTTCTGACGGACAAAAAGCTATTAAGGAGTTTGAGGAAGCCAATGAAAAGATGACTGAATACGAACTGTTTTCTAAATACAATCCTAATTCAGCACGTTTTCTTTCAGAAGACTATTTTGTAGAAACATGCGACCTATTTTGGGCTTGCTCTTTCGACAGTGCAGAAAAGCCCGAAAACCATGAATCTGCAAAGCAATTTTATTATACACTCACGACCAAAGGGATATTTGATGAAGAGCATGTAGCAGTAATCAATGAGGGCGAATACCAATTAATGCTATCTGCTAATGATATGTTGTCATTCATGTTATATTACTTTGCCCCTGAATACTTTTTCCCAAACCTTTTCAGAAGTCGTTTTTTCGTTTTAAATAAGATAACAGACACATTCGAGATAGAACTTCCTCTTATACCTAAAAAATCTGATTATAAATCGAGATGTATGTATTATTGGGAATTGTGTGAGGTGTTTTATCGGTTTAGAATTGAAAACCAACTCTCTCCAGCAGAGTTATGCGCATTTTTATATGACTATGCACCCAATTTCATTTCAAAAGAAAAAACAGATATTCCACAACCGGCACAAGCATGGTTCATTGGTGGGAAAACAGCCCCGATAGAATCTACTTTAGATTTTACTTTTTGGCAGGCCAATCCTGAAACCCAAAAAGGCGATATTCTAGTTCACTATGAAACATCACCAGTTAGCGCAATCACTTGTTTGTGGATCGCTCAAACAGATGGAGTGATAGATCCATTCTTCCACTATTACAGCAATACGTACATAGGAAATAAGATAAATCTACCTCATATAACATTGAAGGAACTCCAAGCCGATGAATACTTCTCAAAGCATCCTCTTATTAGAAAGAAGTTCCAGGGAGTAAACGGATGGCCAATGAGTAGCGAGGATTACTCCGAACTTCTGCGAATAATAAAGGCAAAAGGATTTGATATAGATACCTTACCAAAGCTATATGCTCCTACACTACCCCAAAATATAAGTATAGAGATAGAACGGGACGTAGAGCAACAGTTATTAGAACCTTTGCTTAACTCTATGGGATGGTATGAAAACAAAGACTTCATCCGGCAGTTACCAATCCAAGCAGGGAGAGGACATAGGATATTCCCAGATTATGCGTTACATTATGGCAATAAACCAAATGAGGAAAGGGCAAAAGTGTTGATTGAAGCCAAGCTGTGTATGAGGAATAACAAGGAAAGAGAAGAAGCATATTTGCAAGCGCGCTCATACGCCCGATTACTTAATTCTTCTGTGATTGTTTTATGTGATAAGGATTACCTGATTGTTTATGAGAAAAAAGACAGCTTCGACCGGGACAGATACAAGAAATACTGTTGGGGAGATTTTGAGAATCCAGATACTTTCAACGAATTAAAGAACAAACTAAATATATAAGATTATGAAGAAGATTCTATTTACCATAATAGGCTTGTCAGCACTATTCTGTATGAGTTCCTGCGATGAAGCTGTTTATAAAGGGAGGAAAGTGTATAAAGCATATTTCGATTATACCTTAAAAGACCCTGAATCTTTCAAGGTGTACAGCGAAAAATACACAAAGGATGGAGATTTCACAGTAAATTGGGAACTGGATTATGGGGCTAAAAACTCTCTCGGTGGAATGGTGAGGGAGAAGGCTACGTTTACAACTGTTGGTACTTCGATATTTATAGACGGAAGTAGTTACAGGCTTGATGAATTGAAATGATTTGAAAATTGTTTTAGCAATATTTTAGCAATAACAACTAAAGAACATGATTGGAATCCGGGAAGAGTTAAAAAACAACATAAGCTGGGGATTACGCCCGGCTTTAACATGAAAATCTCCTTTGTTTCAACATTGTTTCAACATCAAACGAAAACGAAAAATATAAATAGGTGACAAACAGCAGATTAAGAAGTAGAAAAAATTAGCCAGATGAGCTAATACCCCGAGAAATAATAACGATGCAAAGAT